GAGCCTGCCTTAATGAAGATAAAAATTTTATGTTTAAGGGCTACGTTAAGTTCGTTAAATCTAAAAACAAAAAAAAACCGATAAGTAAAACCGAATTGTTTAATTTAAAAACGAAAGACAAATGAAACCGAACATTATTATTGTGGGACCCTCGGGGTCAGGTAAGTCGAGCTCTATGAGAAATCTTGACCCTAAGTCCACTGCTGTTATTAACACAGAAAGAAAACAATTACCATTCAAAAACGCTAATGACTTTATGAACGTACCTGTTAAAAGCGTATCTGAATTTCACTCAGCTTTAGACAAAGCTATGGAGAGTGATAAAATTAAAACTATTGTTATTGAATCTTTTACATCTCTTATAGAAATTATATATAGAGAAGCCGAAATAAGATATAAAGGCTTTGATATATGGGGTTACTATAACAAAGAGATAGGTAGAATATTAGACAAGTCTAAAAACTCTGACAAATACGTTGTATTCACTGCTATTGATGGTGTATATGATGGAGATAATGGAGTAGAAGAAAGATTTGTTGCCATTGATGGTAACAGATGGAAGAAAAGAGTAGAAAAAGAATTTGTTATATGTTTATTTACAGATACAAAAGCAACAGACGAAGGCGTTCAGTATAGATTTAGAACAAATACAACAGGTAGAGATTCTGCAAAAAGCCCTATGGGTATGTTCTTAGACTTACATATTGACAATGACTTGAAAAAAGTTATTAATGCATGTAAAACTTATTACTCTGAACCACAGACCGCTATTATGAATAGTACGTTTGCTAAAGAAAATGTTTAATTAAAAACCGAATAAAAATGTTTCCAAAATTAAATGAAACTAAAATAGAAAATGCTTCTACATCTAAGTCAGATTACTTAGGTGCAGGAGCTCATACAGTTGAAATCAGAAAGTTTAAAACAAGTGATGAGGTACCAGGTTATCAAGGCACACCATATACAGAATTTATGGTAGGTAATGATGAAGGTATAGCATTCTTGAAATTTAGTGGAGTTGATTCACATACTAGTGAAATAGCTGCAAAAGTAAGAACAGAGATATTTAAATCTTTTCTTATTTCTGCAGGAGCAACTACATTTCAAGACCCTCACATGGCTTGCAATAGCGTTGTAAACAATAAGATTGAAGTCTGTTTGGCAAAAAGGGAATATTGGACTACAGACAAAGACACCAATACTCCACAAATAAAATCAAGAATTGAATATAAATTTGCTAATCCTTCTGGTAAAAAGATTACCTTTAAGGACAGCTATAATAAACCAATGTCTGCAGAAGATAGAGCTAGATATGAAGAAGCTTTAAGACTTTCGCAAGGAGGTTCTGCTGACATTCAAACACCATTTTAATTATGAAAGTAATAAATTACTTTAAAAGCAAAAGACAGTTAGATAAATTTGAATTAAAATTTAGAATGCTGAGTTTTATATTTTTTGAAATAAAATTTGATATATCAAGAAGATGTGGCAAGTTAGTATTGTTTAATGTAGGTATAGCTACAAACAATTGTGACTGCTAATGATATACAAGCACCGAGCTTTTATTAAAAACGGCAAGGTTACTTTTCAAGACAGAGAAAGGTTTGACAACCATATGCTTAATTACGAGGGAAAGACTGTAGTTGTTACAGTCAGGGAGCAAAAGAATAGGCGTAGCCTAAATCTTAACTCATATTATTGGGCAGTGGTTGTCAGGCTTTTATCTGAAGAAACAGGTTATAATAAAGATGAAATGCACGAAGTTTTGAAATCTATGTTCTTAAGAACTAAATACCAAATAAAAGGTATATGGATACACGGTACTAAATCTACCACAAAACTTACTAATGCGGAGATGCAAGCGTACATTGAAGAATGTAAATCGTTTGCCTCTACCACATTAGGTCTTTATATTCCTGACCCTAATGAAGTTGAATATGAATAGTTTTTTTATACTTGGTAATGTTCCTTCCAGTAAAAATGGAAAGAGATGGACAGGTAAATATCTTATACACAGTAAAACTACTATGAGATATATAAAAGAAACTAAAGAGGACTACTTAAGATTAAGAAAAGCTTTTATTAAAGAGCTAAAAAAACACGAACCTCCATATAAAATTTCATTTAAATTTATTAGAAACAGTAAAAGAAAGTTTGATTACGTTAATCCTCTACAAACCGTACAAGACCTTATGGTTAAGTATCATTGGATAGAAGACGACAATGCAACATTCTTATTACCTGTATTTGAACCATATGAATACAATAAAGTTAAACCAGGTGTATTAATCACCATAAAATCGAATAACAATGACAAAGAGAAGAAATAACACTCACTACACTAGACTATTAGACTACCTTAAAGAGTTTAAACATATAACAAGTCTAGATGCAATTAGAGATTTAGGTAACACTAGATTATCAGCAACCATATATGAATTAAGAAAAGATGGATACAATATAATTAGTGAAGACTTAACAGTAAAAAACAGATGGGGTAACAACACCATCATAGCATTATATAAATTGATATGAAAAGACCAAAGATAAAATTAATTACAGACCTAGAGCTAACAGACAATACATACTATGAAGATTATATGTATTTATCTAACTCTATGTTAAAATCATTTATAGACAAGTGCCCTAAACACTATGCTTATAGATTAGATAACCCAATCAATCCAACACAAGCAATGAGGTTTGGAACAGCGTTTCATATGTTAGCACTAGAAGGATTGGATAAATTTACAACAAACTATGTTAAAGAACCAGATGTAGACAAAAGAACTACTTTAGGTAAAACAACATTAGTAAAGTTTAATGAATCGTTAAAGGGTAGAGAACCTATTACCACAAAAAATTATGAAACTATGATGGGCATGTATGAAGAGTTAGTACACCACAAAAATATAGATTTGTTAAGAGGGTGTGATGAAATAGAAAAAATATATACATGGAAAAATGAAGATGTAGATATATTGTGTAAAGGTAAATTAGATGCAGTTAATACATCAAAGAGGTATATAGTTGATTTAAAAACAACTAGAAACGCACATCCAGAAAATTATATAGATATTATGATTAATTCATGTTATCATATGCAAGCGGCTTATTATCTTGATGCTTTGGGGTACGATGATTATTATATTATCGCCATTGAGAAAGATAAGCCGCATTGTATATGTACATTTAAATTAAGTAAAGAAACTATTAATGATGGTAGAGAGCTTTACATGGGTGCGCTAAAGTATTATAAAAGTATAATGATGTCAGGAACAGATACAGGCTTAAGAGATTTGTCTATGTCAGAGATTGATTATAATTCAGGAGAGATATGCGAGATATAAACCCAAAAGATTTAGTTGCTATAATAATATTTTTAACATTAGCAACTATCAATGTATTATTAATTAAAATTTTAAGCGACTGTATATAATATGGAATTAGTTTTTGTTTATGGAACATTAAGAAGGGGGCATGGCAATCATGTCCTTTTAAAAAACTCTCAATTTGTAGATGCAGGTCTTACTAAAAAAAAGTATGCCATGTATGCAAATGGAATACCTTATGTCAATGACGATGAAGAGGTGTCAAGTATATTTGGAGAGTTGTATAAGGTATCAAATCATACGCTTCGTATGTTAGATTTATTAGAAGGTCATCCTAGTTGGTATGAAAGAAGAAAAATAACTGTGATTGGTGGAAAGAAAAGGTATAAAGCATGGTTATATTTTAACAACACCAAAGATGGTGACTTAATAGAATCTGGCGATTACGAAAGAAGGTGAAGAAACACACTAAAGTTTACATGAAATACTTTAACTATGGGATAGATGATTTCATAGGATGCACGGTATGTAATGCTAGAGCTGTTGATATTCATCACATTGAAAGACGTGGTATCGGAGGTTCCAAAAACAAAGACTACATAGAAAACTTAGCTGCTCTTTGTAGAAGCTGTCACGATAAGGCAGAAAGAAACAAAGAGTTTAATCAAAAAGTAAAAGAAAAACATTTAAAATTATTATGATGTATAAAGTAAAAACAGACAACGAAAGTGTCAAGAAACTTATAGACCTTGCTTGTAAAATAGGTAATGTCAATAAAACAGAATTATTAAGCACTTCTAGAAAAGGTAAAGTCAGAGAAGTAAGAGCTTGTGTAGGTGTTGTGTTGAGGATAGCGTTTGGAATAACACAAGTAGAAACTGGAGAGATACTAGGTAGAGACCACTCAACTATACAGTTCTATGAAAGAGAACATACTAGAATGATGTCTTTAAATTATTATAGAGATATATATAATGAATTAAGTATTTTTGCAAAAGATTTAGGTCATGAACCCCAAGTACAGGGGGTAAAAAGTAATGCTATTATACTTGCGTTAAAACAAGAAGTAGCATCTTTAAAATTTAAGAATAAGGAATTGTCTAAGCAATTAAAACAATTTCAAAAGTTGAAAGAGCTGATATCTCTATAAACTATTCTTTGTTTATTCATGATGAAAGGGGAGCGTAATGCTCCCTTTTTTTTATTCCATTGGAACGTTATAATAAAACTCTGCTTGTAGACCGTTGTTTTTGCTCCATACAAAACCATGTGCTCTTTTAATATTTCCCACATACCCTTTATCATCATGCCATTGGTCAGTAGCACACATGCTTCCAAGATTACGAACTGTAATACCACTAAACTCACTTGTTACACCAATCTTGTTATGATGAACTCCGTGTAAATGTCCTCTATGTAGCTCTACATAATTAACATCACTCCACATTTCCTTAAACCTTTGCGGTAATATTTGCACAGCTTTGTCCGCTTTCATTTTATGTCCGTGGTCAAAGGCAATAAGATTTTTACCGTATTTAAAGCCTTTCATTAGCGGTCTAGTATTATCTACTAGAACGTTGTCATTTTGTTCGTAGTATAACTCTAATGCGTCCCCTAGGTACATTATACATTCTTCATCATGGTTTCCAGGCATTATTACTACATGCACAGGACATATCGCTGATAGTTCATTTATAACCATTATCATTAATCTTCTAGCCTTCTTATACATCTCTATATGATGGTCACTATTAAATTGAGGTGTCCCCTTAGTTGTCCGTGGTATTGGCTTATCTCCGTCGCTGTTCAGTAAATCATTTCCTACAACAAAAAGTATCTTGTCTATAGTAAACGAAGATGCTCTCATCAACAAATGCTCTATAGCTTTCATCAATCTCTGTTCAGCTATTTCCATACTATACTCATCTCCTATTATTCCTATCTTTCCTAAATGTAAATCATAAGCACCAATCTCCAACATATGCGCGGTAGTGTCCTGACCTTTTAAAATCTTTTTATGTTTTGGAGTATACTTTGTAAGGTAAGATAAATCTTCCATTAAAGCTTTCCTTGTGTTCTTTAAATTCTTAAATGGGTCTATTCGTTTTAACTTGGCTTTGCAACGATACATAGTTATAGTAACAGGTTTTCTTTCATTGTCAAATCCTGTTTGTTCGTAGGTTCCTATGTCGTACCAATCAACTTCCCATTCACTATCATCAACACTAAATGCTTCTAGCAGGTCATCTAAAGACTTTACTCTTGTAGTATCTTCTGCGACTATAAACCTGCCTTCAGGACCTTCTTCCATAGATAGTTTTTCTTTCTTTTTTGTTTTATTATTTGAATGTGAACCCCTTATTCTTCTAGCTAAACTTCTTATTTGTTCATAATTAGTACCAAACATTGCAGCTGTATTAGCATAATCTCCTGTAAGTTTGTCTGGGTTGTCAAGTAAATACTTGGTAATTTCGTTATTTTTATTCATCATATTTATACATTAAGTTTTTTTTAGATATACCAATTTCTTTTGCTAAATTATCTAAATCAAATCCCATTGTATATTTACTAAATATATTTATGTCACAAATTAACAAAGAAGGATTCTTAAGTAATTTGTATCTAATATAAGCTTCCATGGAATCTACTTGCTTATATGTTCTGTTATCTACACTATTATTTTTTAAAGACTTTACATAAGCTATTCTTATAAAATTATCTTCATAAAATTCATCGTATGAAAAACAGTGATTTGATATTGATGTTAAACTGCCATCTAAATTTATAATATCCCATTTGCCATTTAAAGTAGACATCTTGTCCATTAAACTTGTTTTAGAATCATCTAAATATAATGCGTTTATTACTAAATATTGTGGTTTATTGGTATTCATGCTGCCTAATATGATAAATTTTTAATAAAAAAAAGTATTTATTAAGCTAAATTATCAACACATTGATGTTAATTACGCTTTTTTACCCCTGTTTCTAGCTCTATTTCGTCTTTGTAGCTCTAAAACTAACGAACCACTTTGAGTGTGTGACATGTCTTTTCCGTCACCTTTTTTACTTTTAGGATTGTTTCTATTAGCTTTATTTAGCGATACGCGGTAGTTTTTTCTTTCTGTAGTACTATGATATTTTTTATCATATGTTTTTTTCTTTGATTTAGATTTAGGATTTTTTGCATAAAACTTTGCTGTTTTAGAGTTACCTGTTCTTTTACCTGCTAATGAATTTCTTGCCATAATTAATCATGTTGTATTATACCACCTTTGCTAAATCTTTTTTTTCTTTTATATCTACTAACCCTACCTTTAGTGTTTTTTTCTTTTTGAGCTCTAGCTTTTTCAGATGGACTTAACTCGCTCCATGTAGTAGGAGTGTCTTTAGTTATTCTTTTAGTAGGTCTAAAGGTATTTTCCCCACTTTTATAATCTTTTTTACCTTTTGGTGTACGCCAATCTTCTTTAAACCAACGTTTAAGCCTTAGTCCAGCTTTAGTTTTACGTACAGCCATATTAGTCTTTTTGATATTCTAATAAACATTTAATCATACCGCCATGTTTCATTTTTCTTTTCTTTTTACCACCTTCACCCCAGTTAGAAACTCCAACCTTTCTACATTTAGCCATAGCACCACTCCTATATGCTGATGTCTTTGGTCCGTATCTACGAACAACTTTATGATAACACGCGTCTTTTGGCATAATTTATAATATTAATCTAATTGTCCATATTCATCACGCATTGGAACTATACCTCCTTTTTCACAGTTCCATTTACGCAATGACTTATTAATTCTTGAATTAGGGTCTCTTGCTGTTTTTGCACTAGTTAATCTTTTTTTCATTCCTTTCATTCTAGCGCAAAAAGACTTTCTTCTTTTAGCAGATTTGCTACCTTTTTTTAATTTTTTAGGGTCCGTAGTTACGGCTGTTTTTAATTTAGAGCCTGGATTTGCTCTTCTATAAGAGGCTACACCTTTTTTGTTCAATCCTCCACTAGGATTTTTACCTTCCTTACGTTGCCATGCGGGTGTTTTAGCCATAATTATCTACCTTGTCCTCTATATTGTTTTTTATATGCACTTTGACCTTTAGATGCATTTTTTGAATGCACACCAGGCCTTTTACTTCTTTTATTCCCTACGTATTTAAAATTATTTGCTTTTGCCATAATCAATCATATTGATTTTTAAAACTACTTTCCCCCATTACTATACCACCTTTTTTATATGTAGTTTCTTTTAATTTTTTAAGACCAAGAAAACCTCTTTTTCTAATTACTTTAGATGGCGTTCTATTGTCTGTATAATTTTTGTATTCTTTTAAGGCTCTATTTCTATAATCTCTGTCGCTTTCGCCTGGAATATCTTTAATTATAGGAGGTGATATATCAGGTCCTATTGTTATATCTTTAGAAGTTTTACCTATTTGTTTTCTTTTTTGTTTTATAATTCTTCCATCGGGACCATAAAAATTAACAGTCTTGTAACCTCTTTCTTTAAATTTTTCTTTTTTTTTATTTGGCATAATATTATTTTTTGCCATTTTTTAATTTTTCTATTGACCTTCCTCCAAAATAACTACCCACAATAGTAATCAAAACAATTTGTAACAAATCTGTCCACTTGTCCTCTACTGTAAAGTCTATTGCGCCTGCATCAATAAATATTAATAACATAGTACAAACTAACATAAATATAAGAGTTATTGGTCTTACATTTTTACTTAACCAAGAATCAGATGCCATGTCTGCCTTCCATCTGTCTGTTACATTTCTTTGTAAATCAGCTTCAGAGTTCAAAAGCATTTGCTTCATCTCATTCTTTAATCTTATTTTTTCTTCTTTTGTAGTTACAACATTATCTATAATGTTACTTGCGTCACCTACTAATGATTTTAAAAGTCCTTTAAACATATTATATTTTTAAATCCTTACTGTCTAATAAAGTATAAGTAAAGCTGTTACCCCAAGTATCTCTAGCCACTCTACATATATCCATAAACTCATGCCAATCGTCATTAGCAGCTATTACTTGACATCCAGCAGACCATTTATCTACTTTAGAAGATTTTTTTCCTCCCCATTTTGTTGCTCTGTGTATGTTTATACCAAACAATCCAGTTTGTGTGTTATCGTCGCTTAAATCAAACTTATCGTCCTTATTAGCGTCTCTATATACAGTTACGGGACCATTTTGTCCTAGCGCTTCATATCTACCTTGATGTAATCTAATTTTATGGGAACCACGAAACTGTCCTTCTTTAAGAACGGCCACACCTTCCTTTCTCATTATGTTCTCAACCCAATATTTTCCAGGGTCTGTCGTGCAATCATAACAATAAAACTCCCACTGCCCATCACACATAAATGATAATGTAATTTTGTCATCAAATTTATTAGTAACTTCTGTTCCTGTATCAGAGTTTCTTACACCCACTATATTAAGATTATAGTTGCCCTTTTCAAACCATCTATAACCTTTTGACTTTACGCCTTCTTCTATTATTTCTTTAGTTAATTTCATATTAATCGTGTTGCCTCATTATACCTCCATGACCATAGTCAACCGCTCCACCTTCACCATACTCTTTCATTTTTCCTCCACCCATATATTTTTTAGACATTTCTGGATTCATTTTTTGTTGAACACTTTCTGGTAGTTTAGAAAAACCTTTAAATTTATTAGGAACGGTTCCTCCTTTTCCATACATTTTCATAACACCACCCATTTCATAAGAAGTTTTAACCTTATTTAATAAACTAGGAGGGCTCATCATTCCACCATGAGCAAAACGAGAAATGCCTACTGCTTTCCTTACTCTGTCTTTTCCCAGTAGTTTTGGTCGTTTTGGTACTGGTGCAGTCATTTGGTCATCTATTTTCTTTTCATATTTTCTTTTTTCATTTTCTAATCTTTTATTTTTTTCACTTCTAGTTTCAATTGTAGAAACTTTTCTTTTTTTGAAAATACTAGAACCTTCTGGTCTATATTTAAAAGTAACCTCGCTTGTTCCTGGTACCGTCTTGCCTTTTGCTTTTAATTTTTTAGCCTTCTTTTTATATTTATCCCTTGCTTTACGAAATTTTTTACTATAATCTGTCATTATTGAAACTTATTTAATGTTAACGTGTCTATTGAATGTTGTATTGTTTTTTTGTCTGCGCTTAATTTAAACATAATATTAGGCTCAAATCTTTCTTTCTCCTCTCCGTTTTCAAATATAATAATAGTAGGAATGCCTACAACATCATAATTGTTTTGAATTTTATTACATTTTCCTACATCAACTCTATACATAGAGCACTCTTTTAGTTTAGATAGTTCTGTAAACTCATTAGACGAGTTCCAAGATGCCCAAAATTCTACAGCAACTATATCTTTTGCTATTGTGTTTTTAAAATCATCAGAATTTACAAAGCTTTGTCCATATGAAATTCCTATTGCAAAAAAAAATAACATCATTAATACATATAGAATGTTAGCAATATTCATATTAATTTAGTTTGTCTATTTTATCTCGAAGGTATTTCATGTCATCTTTTATCTCTTCAACATCTTTTTGTGTATCTAATATAGTTTGCCTAATCATTTTATCTTTCATCTCAAATTCTACTTTAGTCACTTCTGGGTCTGGCGGTATAGGAAGTGTTTTAGCTTCAGCTATTTCAGCTTGAAGGGTAAACCACATGCCTACAAAGGCAAATATTAATACTCCAAGTCCACCTAGAGTTTTTACACTAACCTCAAATTTTGAGTTTTCTGATATTTCTTTTGTCATTATTTAGGGCAATTATTACATTTTTTATTTGAAAATTTCTCCACCCCACTTATGCCGAAACACCCAAGCACAACCCAAACAAATGAGTCATACACGAATTTATTTATAACCAAATCGTAACCAGCGGCTCCAGTTACAAGGTCTATTATCATTACCGCAACCATAATAAGAAAAGCCACAAATCCTACTATAGATTTTTCATTCCAATTGTTATCATCTTTAAATATATTCATAATTAATCGTGTTGAATTATTCCACCATCCATAAACCTAGAGGCTCTTCTTTCATCTATGATGTTTCTTAATTTATTAGACATAGTTTTTCTAGAATCTCTTTTGGGTTTATCTACTACTCTTTTTAAACTTTTTTTTCTAACAGTTTTTTTAAGAGTTCCGTCAGGGTTGTATTTATATTTAACCTTTCCTCTAGAACCTTTTTCTTTAAGTTTTCTATCAGTAATAACTACTTTAGAGTTTTCGCCCATAGAGGAAGCTGTATTTCTTAATTTTTTTCTAGGCATAATTAATCATATTGTTGAGTGAATGGGTCTCTATTAATCATTCCTCCGTGCATATACTTCACCTTTGAATATCCCATACCAGGTCTCTTAGATTTTATTTTTTTCAATCCTTTTTTACGTGTTCCCACCTCTTTTGTTTTAGAAAGTTCACCGCTACCAGTTATATCTCTTCTATCTTTTTTTACTGTTCTATATGCTCCAGTAAGAGGGTTTCTATATTCTTTAATAGAACCCTTTTTCTTTCCAGATGCATCTGTAATTCTTGTTATTTTAAATATTTTTTTTCTTTCTTTTTTAGGCATGACTTTTAATTTTTTAATTTATACTTAATTTTTCCATTTTGGATGTATAAACCTTTGGGTTCTCTAATTGCCTGACCTAATAAGTTATACATTCTATTATTGCCCTCTGTTGCTTTTATTATTTCTTGTAGATTAGATGAACAAGGTAGCCCCGTGTCACAATCCACATATTCTATAAATTCTACATATTCTATTTCTATAATAGTATCGTAAACCATAACATCTACATATTCTATTACATCTACAAACAATGTGTCTAAAATATCTTCATATACAGTTACAGTATCTATTACATATATGTATTCTGGTACAAACACCTCTACTTCTACGGTGTCTATTATAATTTCATAAACAAACTCTGTGTTTATTATAGTATCAAATATAGTTTCATATTCTGTTAAGAATATAGTATCACACTCAGGAAGTGGTGGCAAACAATCTAAAAGCGTTGTAGGAACAGCTTCTTGCTCGTCGCTACCGTCGACACAATCTTCCCACCCATCATTAAGATAAAAAAGGTTGTTAAGACCATTAGGAACGCAACCATTAGGAGAATACTGAGTCCAATTAGCAGGGTCATCTCCACAATAAAACCCATTTTGTTCAACACATAGTTGACAGTTTGTTTGACTAAATCCATAACCAAATACAAATAATAATATAAATAATAATCTTTTCATACTATAAAAATAAGAAATTTATTCCAATCTTAAATTCGTATATAGGGCGCATCCAATATCTCTGGTGTGTTCCCTCTACAAAAAAACCAAGATTCCTAGTTATTCTGTACCCCATAACAAGACCAGCGTCCCATTCTATAATAGCTGGTATGCCCTCCTCTGACCACTGATTATCATTGTAATCAAAACTATAATCGTCTAGTCCTATATGGTAGGGCAGGACATTCATCCAGCCATGTAGCCAAAAATCAGAAGTGTACTTATAATAAGCAACTCCGAGTATAACAGATAATTCCTTTTGTAAACCTAATTTCTTAAGTTCTCTGTCATTATATTCATCTATAGCATTACCAAAGTAATGTCTCATAAATTCTCCTGTTGAATGTGCTACTTGAACTGAATCTCCGCTAGAAATGTCAAACCAATCGTAGTTTACGTAGCCTGCTTGTGACCATTGTTCGCTTACATAACCAAAGTCTTCTGCTATTTCAGAAAAAGGTGTTACTGCTGGGTCCCAAGATTCGTTTATAGGAATTATCCCATAAACAGGATGCACTCTAAATGCCGCACCCATAGAAAAATCAAAGTTTCCTACGTTTTTTCTCCATCTTAACTCTGATAATATATATTTTAAATCATACTTTTGATTGTCTACAAATTGACTTTTAATAAGGTACGAATCACTTAAATAACGTAGGAAGAAATCCTGATTTACAAACTCTTCCCCTCTATCTCGCACCAAAGAAAGGTTTGCTAAGTACTCAAAACCTTTTGCGTTACCTATAGGAGCTTTATTTGATATTTGTGATTCTGTACCATCATAAAATGATTTAACTTTATGTTCGTAATCAAAACGAGCCACCTTACGCAATCCTATAGTGTAGTTATAATCAAATGGATTTATTTCCGTGATGTCTATTAAGACTTTGTCCTCTATTTTATACATACCGTCTTCTAGTGTAGAAGAACTCATTGAGCTAGACACATAAAAGGTAGAGTATTTAAAAAAATCTTTTATTTGAGCATTAACTGTAAAACTCAAAGCTACTACCAATATTAATATCTTTTTCATTTTAAAAAGTTTGTGAAGGAGAGGCTTTTACATAAATAATTGCAGATTCACCACTACCCACTGCAACAGCTTTCCATCTTCCCTCTATTAAAGTTCCTGAAGGAAAACAATAACTTGTAGAAAGCGCATTACTGCCTTCATCTGAAGTTCCAAATCTAGTTACCATGTCATCATGGGTTGCCCAAGCAGCTCCATTAGGAGCGACCGTGCCAAACCAATGTCTATCAGTTGGAACAAGAACAGTAAGCTCTGTAGAGCTTTCATTTAGATTAGAAGCTGTTTTACCTAAAGGCATTATAGCTACACATTCAAATTTAGGAGCAA